TAGCTCTCCTAGGCGTGCCTTATCTGTATTTTCTTTAAATCCAAATAAATCAGTTAAAGATTTCATTTTCTTATACAATCTTTGACCTTGGAAGGCACTATTGTCGTTATAAACAGAGCCAGAAAGTATCACATCATAATGATTCTTAAGCCAATCGCTTGGAATGTCGTCTATTTCTAAGAAAACTCCTTTGTTGGGATCTGGCTCGATAATACCAAATTGATGCCACATGCCGCGTGGAACGGAACCGGAGCCATATCCGGTCGGAAGTGTAACGCCGCTGCCCGACACCAGAGGTTTAAAACCAGTGTCATTAAAATTTAACATTGGAGTTTCAAACTTGGGCTGAATAACCCAGCGTTTACCTACTGTTTGGTTGCGTGACATATTTTGATTGCCGAACTTATTCATCTCTTGCAAAGATACGCTTTCCACTCCAAATAAGTTAACACTAGCGCTTAACTGCATAGCACTTCCATTAACAGTAGACGCTTGGTAGGGGGTTCGGAGGCGAATATCCGTGTGGCCGGCGCTGGGATCAGGGAGGCCAGATCCATCAACATTATATTGATTGAATCGAGTGCTTGCCCAATCTGGAAGGAGGGTGTGGCGCCTCTGTTTGTTTGCGCCGGATCCGGGGCGGTATGGCGCTCCGGGATCAACACGCCAAAAAACTGTATCCATTTCGGCAAGGATCTTATCAAGAGTATACTCTCGATTGTCTACAGGGCGAAAAATAAAGTCCACCCAAGATTCTCCATGATAGTAAGGAGGAGTATATGCCCAATTAAATCCGTTAAAACAATCAACCGGCACTTGATTTAATACCGCCGATGCAGTAGCGTAAGATCCAGATGGGCGCCCAGCTAGCTGTGGGCCAAAAGCGGAAGGACGACTGTACATCGTAAATGATTCGCGAAGCGCATCGTTTTGACGAGGATCCTGCGGCAACGGAAAGCCTTCTCCGGGGAAAAAGTATTTCAGCGCTGAGCCTAGAGCACCTGTCATTCGCGCGCCACCATATTTAGAATATCCTGCATTAGTGCCAATCTCAAAAGAACCACTTTCATAAGTATAAACACGTGAGCCGCTCATGCTACGTCTAATTTTTAGACGGGCACCGTACACTGCTCCGGACTTAAATGTCAATGTATCTGAGATAATTCCTGACTGTAGTTTTGAAAAAGTCCTATCTTTTAAGAAAAAGTTGCCCACTTCTCCAAAGAAATTATTAGCCATCTTACTGTAAGTCTTATCAGCATCTCCGATACTTAAGGATCCAGTAATATCTAAGGCAGCTGAAGGGTGTGGCTCTACATCAAACAAATCTATATTTTTTAGTGTAGTGCCTGGATTAATAATTGTTTCGAACGGCAACCTCACATTAAAGTAACTACTGGATCCGTCCCATGATGTGCCGGCGGCGGCATACGAATGACTGGGGTTAGTTGTAAGTGCCCAATGTTCGTGATATTGATTTTCGCCGGCGCCGGGAGAAGTGCCATAAACATTTCGAAATATCGAAGACGTTGCCGTAACAAGCGGCCAGTCCACAGCTAGGCCTGATTTAATAGAATTATATAAAATACCAGGAGCAAATAAAGGCTGTAGAATCGATCTTAATGCCCCTCCTTGATTTGATATCAACTCGGAAGGGGTTGGAGTATAACGAGTGTCCAGCCGGCTCCCTGCCGATGCTGGAGACGGGCGAACCGTAGTGAATACTCCGCTCCCAGTTACCAAGAATCCGCTACCAAAAGATTTAGAAAATTGGGAAACCAAATCCAAAGTTCGTTGGGCTGGATAAAATCCTTTATATGGGTTAAGGCGGATAGCTGCGCTGCAAACTAATTTAATTTCTGTTGCCTTAAGAGAAGTAAGATCCTTAATATTCAAAAATCCTCTCATAAAATCAGAGTTAGAATAATCTTTATAAAATGTAGACTGAGAGCTATTATATGCTGTGCCTACAATCTCAAATGTATCTGTTTTACCCTCATTGAACAACCCATAAGTCAGATAATCATCCACATGTTCACTAACGCGGAACTCCGGAACAATAGAAAAATCTTTTGCAATCAATTTCAAATCATGGCTATAGTTTGAGTAATCAGTAAACCATGGTTTTGATGGACGAGATTCAAAAACAGAAGCCGTCCCATTTTGTTTAATAATGCCAGCATTAGCTGGTGCATCCCAATATGCCTCGCCGGCATATATATCGTCTCGCAACCAGTGGGCGCTGCTGCTGAAATAGTAAACAGTATATATGTCAGATAAAGACTTTGGAGTTATGGTGCCAATTGGTATACTAATGCCACTAGGCGCCACCACTGAATGTGGAAGCAGGCTCATGTGCTTTCGAGAATATAGCCCAGCAACCGTCAGATTGCGAACTTTCTTTGCCTGCGCACCGTTAATAAGTACCCCCGTATCGCTGATTGCCACTCGATGTGGACGCGTGACGAAAGCAAAAGAATAATCATTTTGTAATTCACCACAAGAGCCCGTTGCCTTTAATGCTTTGCCGTTGGTAAACGCCTTATTAGACGCCAAAGAAGGTTTAGTTCGGGTAAGAAAATCAGTTTGTGCATCCAACAACCAACAACTTTGACTAATCTTGTTAACCCCAAAAGAGTTGCTTATCGCAGAACCAATACTGTTACGAGACTGGGGCTGTGCAGGGTAATTACCTGTATCAGAATCAATGGTGCCTCTAAGATTGCGCCAATATAGATTGTCATATTCGATCCGTTGCAGCGAAGAAGTATAGAACTCGTTATATAAAGAAGGAAATAAGGCTTCTCTGTATAATACCCAGTTAACATTATATGAATTCGTTTCTAATGTACTCCAAACATCCTCAAAAGGAGTTACTATATCACCCTGATTAGGGAAACACAAATTATCTAATCGATTTTCATCAAAGAAAATTTCCAAATTAGTGTTCCCGGCTTTGATGGTTGCGTTGTTTACGCCATCAGCCAAGAAGTTGACTAAAGTAGGCCGGCCTTTCATGGAAAGAGGAGTAAGCCTATATTGAACTAATGTGTTGTCGGCGCCGGAAATTGCTGTTATTACGTTGTCTTTTCTTTCTTTGAGAAGAATTGGATTATTAGATTGTCGATTCTTTCGCCAGTTCCAGCCAAAGGTATTTCCTCGATGTGCCATAAGAGCGTTAAAATAACCAGGATCTTTTGGAGAAAGAACAGAGGTAAAGCTGGCAGTAATATCCGCATTCCAGTATCTCCTTCCTCCTGAAAGAGTGGTGATCATATTGCCAAAACCTATTAGATTATCTGTGGCGCCAGATACAGGATCAATTATAATTGTATTTAATCTATTTATTGGTTGTATAATATATCCCCATGGAGCCGCTGGTTTAGTTGCTCCACTAAGGAGACTAGCAGTAATAAACTCAAAATAAGGAACATACCCTGCAGACGTAGAATAAAACCCTTCGGTTGTTGTTTGAATAGGAGCAAAGCGTGCATATCGCAAATCAACCAACGAAGCAGTGCCTAGCGAGCCAGTAAACCACGAGTATTGCTTATCGGAACGCGGGATCGGATGTGTGACATAAAAGTTATCATACTGAGCAGCGGAAACGAAAGCGACAGTGGGAGGGTTAAAAATATTTGGGTTTACTGATTGGCTTGTATATTTCAACGTTCTTTTGGTATTTCTATGTACCTTATGAAAACCAGGATATTGAGTAAACGAAGCTCCTGGTCCGCCGGCAGTTTGTTCTGGGCCGTCGATTACTGCTGTCGTTCCTGTAATCCACAAAGAATCTCTACCAAATCGTGCTGTATGTCGAGAAAGCTGAGAGCGTAACCCATAATCCTTTGCGTGAATATCCGTAACACGGATGCCAGGGATTCCTTCACCAACTGGCTCTGAAAGAGTTCCACTGGGGCCCTGGGAAGGCTTAATTACAGTTAGATTTCTATTGTTTATAGATACATAAGGAGAGAATTCAGAACTGCGGATATCTTCAAACCCTCGTGACATTACTTCCCAACCACCACAATTTGCAAACCTACCCACTATAACAGTTTGATGTCCCGATCCAGTAAACTGGGTAGGCGCATAAGTTAATCCGAAATCGAAGTGCCCTTCTGCTCCACGATGCCAGTTAATGAACGTATTAATAACATTTGCTTTTTTGGGCAAAAAACTGCCGGTAGTTCCGCCGGTAAAAGCGGCAGCAATAGTAGCATCCCCACCATCAATATCTGTGACAATGGCGGTATTTCCTCGTACCCCGGATCCCGTCATCTGAGTTAAAGTGAGCGTATCACCATTTCTGAGAGAATAAATGTTAATATCCCCATTATTATAAGCCAGGTCTAAAGCTTCGTCCAGTTCAATCGCAATTTGACGTGGAATGTCTGCAACACCCGAAGATGCACTTCCGAAACGATACTCCGTAGGAGAATCTCGTACTGCTGTAGTGATCGAAGTGTCACACGTAAAGGTGACGGTAGGGTGTGTCTCATCAGTCAACTGAATATATTCGCCATTAAGGTTGCCGGGAACAAGAGTCAAAATCTCAATAGTAGCGGTTGCTTGCGACAAAGGCACCGAAAGATCAATCGTGGGCAACTGATCAAGAAAACGACGAGGATTAGAATAAGCTCCAACCGTGTTAACAACTTCGTATTGTTGGTTATAGTTTCCTAAAATCGTAGAACCCGTTGTATGGTGAATATTACGAATGTTCACCGGACGCTTCGCAACAAAGTCTCTATAGTATACTGCCTTTTCGGAAGCCGTCATCGGATAAGGGCGCGCGCCAACGTCATTAGCTTCTGGCCATGGATAATCCGGGCCTACCATGCCGATAGCTCCGCTAAGTGTTACATCGTTGCATTGTCCCAAAAGGATCTTCCAAGCTTCAGGACGTGTGAGATAGGTGTCCAAAGTGGGGCCCTTGTTGATGGCAATATGTCGCGACTGGTGGCCACCCACTGCATAATTCGTAAAAGGCCCCTGCATAGGAATTTCCATCTCTGCGCCATAAGAATCATGATGGAGGTTGGTAATCTCTAGAGATGAACTAACTCTTTCCACCACTCTCTTGTTATATCCAGTAGTTACAGAAGAACTAATCACATTGAAGGGGAAAGCAAAAGTTGATTTAAGGCTATTGTACCCAAAGCCATTTTGCCACTTTCTACCATGATTAACCTTAAAGACTCTCTTAATCTTGGTTGTCGGATATTCCTTAAGAGTTTCTCTATAGGTTTCTCTCAGCCCCTCTAAAGAATCTTCGAAAGCCGTCAAAACGTTTAACGGAATAAATCTTCCATCGGTAGTATTAACTGGGCCAGCTGGGCGTAGAGCGGTGTAAGTAAACTGAATGTTTTTGTTTTCTTTGAAGTTTGTGCCGCCCTTATAAACACTAGCATTGGGCTTTCCCATATCCAACTTGTATGTTTTAGCAAAAGCTCTGCCGGCGAAACCTCTGCCTTTATATTTAACGCCGCCAACTGTTGACAAAACGGGAAGGCTTTGGCTTAAATTGGGACTAGCAGCTACAGTATCACGAATTTTATCTCTCTGAGTGTCTACCGATGGATTACCCGAAGTAATCGATGGTGCGCTTCTTTCGGCTCTTAGATGCCAATAGGTGCCACTAATATTAGTACGACGGGGAGAAGAGGGGAGAGGAGAAGATCCCTTCGGAAAAGGATAAAGTTTTTCAGCGATACCGCTAAATGCGGCTGCGGGATCACTTGGTTTAAATTCTAATGTAGGAAATTTTGTTTGATATTTGTTTCTTTCTAAAACATGACTTTCAACAATATTCAAGACTCCATCTGCAAATTGAGCAGAGCCTGGTATTAATTGACTAATAATAGAAGTAAGAGATTCGTCAAACCATTTGTAATAATTAAGATATTTTTCAACATCTTTAATATCTGTCACCTTGCGAAAGAAGATCTCTCTCAGCTTCTCTAAAGCTTTATAACGTTCACGATATCGATTAACTGGCTCTCCAATAACATTATTAAAATCAACGACACCAGCAAAGAATTTAAGCATTTCTTCCGAAATTGCGTTATACATGCTCTTTTCAAGCGCAAAGAAAAAGTTCGGAACAGTTTGATCCACTCCAAATACTTTATCGTCATCATCTAATACCTGCACCATGTCTGAAGAAACAGCAATTTGAGGATCGATAAACTTATATGTATTACTTAATTTGCTTTCAATTGCCTCAACTGATGAAGTCTGGAACCCTTTGCCCAAGCCCGTAAGTTGATATCCGGTAATGTTGCCAAGCCATCCATAATTGTCTCTCATAAACGCTGAACCAGAACTCATATCTGTTACATTAAAGGAGCCTGCCGCATTTGAACTGGTGACATTTGAGAAATCCCAACTAAGTGCCAATGTGTTTAGATTCAAAATCTCCAGATTTCCGTCATTGGGATCCTTGGGTGAAATCTCCATATACGAGCCAGAGATTCCTTGATTCGTTATGTCAAACAAATGTTGATCTAAATCACGATCATTAATGTATTTAGTCCAATATTTAAGGCTAGATACCTCAACATCGCTCTTCTTAAGAGTGGCGCCTGTCAAGTTTGTCTTATGTGCTCCCGCATAAAGGCGCTTGGCAGAGCCCAATATTTGATTTCCGCGAGCTTTAGTGATCGAGCCAGTAAGCGAGAAGCTATCTTGCACCGTCCCCAAGTAGGTGTTAACACCTCTGAAAAACAAATCATAGGTGTAGTCTGTGGATCCCGAAACTATTTCCGTAACAGGATAGTTACTTGGCTTTATCCTTACCGAAAGATTCCATCGATCATTGTCATAAGTACCCAAGAAAGTGCTGCTTGTCAATTCAGGAAAATAACTAGGAGAATTAGAAGAGGTTAATTTGAAATAAACATTTTTAGACCATGGACTATCGCGTACTGCCAGTACTTGAAAATTGGCATAATCTAAATCTACCCACGTGGTATTCACGCCACTTAAAGAGTCGGCGCTACCTGTGTCAACTGTGTGCATCCCAAACAGTGATACAGGGAGAAACTCTCTGTCAAAGGGCGCATCTTCCTGTTTAAATGCGGGAAAAAAGATGTCTGACTCGACAGTAAAACCATATTTATTCTCATAACCAGAGCCTTGACTACCAGAAATATAGCCTAAACTATCAGCATTTGATGCGTTTTGCGCTTGATAAACTGTTCCCGTTAGATTGTTTTTATAGTTAAAATTAGCGCTTTTCTTGTCAACAATCGTTTGTATCAAATTATCTTTTAATTCATATTTTTGATCGTTGTAATAAGCGTTAAGGCGTAATATTTCCTCATTAAGATTAAAACAGCTTAATACATTTCTTATTGCCTTTGATGTTCCTTTTGCCTTAAAGATGTTTGCTAAGTTATTATAAAGATTTAAATAAATCATATTTTTCATATTATTTAAATCAGATTCAAAAAGCATAGTCTGATCTCTATTCTTAAACCTCTCCAACACATCCGAATCTATAAAGATTTCAGGAGTATACAACCCCAAAGACTGGGGCATATGCTGCGCGAAAGGCAACGGAATATAAGACGAACTAGTGTATGTCTGACTGCGGAATTTTGGTACTTGTGAAATTAACGTATAAAGTGAATCAAAGTACGTTCCCACAATATGACAAATAATCTGCAGATTTCCATGTTCTGTTGCCTCATGATCTTCTACAATCCAACTTGGAATCATGCTCAAAAGTGAAGCAACATTAGTATTGTCGTGATAAGAGCCACTGTTTAATAGCCCTGTTTTTAATGTCGCGATATCTGGATGAGAAGATCTAATAATGGGATCAGGATACTCTACATTTGCTGCGCTGGCTGAAACTATTGCTGAGCCAGTATTGCGTGAGGTTGCTGTATATCCTGTCCAAGTCCCGTTAGTGATACGTCCACTGTAATCTAGTACAACTCTATCGATAGAGGAAGTTTGTGTTATACCTTCGTTAAATTTATAATAAACACCCAATGTGGTGTTAGATATATCTGTATTAGTGCCGCCATTTACAGGAACAAACCAATTTTTTGCTATCTCGTGGGAGTTTCTCCTTACTTTCCAGAATCGAAATTCATCCATAGAACCACTTAACTTACCGGCGCCGGCTAAGTTAGAAGGTACGCCGGCGGTTCCAGAAGGCGCAGTTAAAAGTCCTCCAATGCGGGCTTGCATTTTTTTAGACTGTAGTTCGTTTAAAGTAATGGAAGAATAAGTATTAGTATCATCTAATTGTCCATCAACATATAATTTAGCAATAAAATCAGAGCCACTATTATACAATGCTAAACTATAGAATTTCCAATCGGCAAGCGATCCCGTTGTAACTGTATTTCCGATTGATTGTTCAAAAATTCCAGTAGTTCCCGACTGTGCAGTTATTAGAAAAGGAGACGTGGCGCTACTAGTAAGAGCAATCGTAATACGCCCATACGGAGCGCTGGAGGAAAGCTGGTTGTTCCACATGTCAAAAACAACTTGTTTTTCAGTTAAAGCACTGTCTAGCGAGCCAGTCTTTAACCAAAATTCAACAGTAACACCAGTATCAAAATTAGATTTAAGATTCGACTCTCTTGAGCCTGAGCCGTAATTTGTCGGTAAACGAGCAGTCGTATAAATATTAGTATCATAAATGTTGGCAGAACTAATATTGGAAGAACTAGGATTTTGAAAAAGTTTTGCGCTAGTAGATGCCGTAATCGTGTGTGGGCCACCGAAGAATTCAATATATTCCTGTGTTATCGGTTTACCAAATCCACGAACTATAGATCCGTCTCGGGCGCCCCATCCTTCCACACACAACGTAGCATAACCAGTTGTACGCGGGTAAAGATTATCAAATATATATCTGTCAATATCTAATGACTTGTTGTGATATTCATTTACTTCTGCATCGGAACCATCATAGGGAAAATAATCAATAACTCTCTCGATTGATGATTTATAATATAAATAAGCCGATCCATAATGAGCAAAATTCTCAGGCTTAGAATAATCAATCTGCGGAACGTATGTTTCCTGCTTCAGTTTAATAGCACGGGCGTTGCGCGCAGACTCTACTTCGTTGAACGTCTGTTGTTCTGTAGTGTCTGAAAGGTAGTTATTTGATTTGTCTGTTGATTCAAAAAGTTTTTTAATACTCATAATCTTCTACTCGAAACTTAAACGTTTCACTTTGTTCCACCCATGATTGTAATTCCGGATCATAAAAAGAAAATTTAAACGCATAAGCATATCCAGGCTGCAAAAGGCTCATATCACAATCGAAATAATTTCCGGAAACATCATAAGACAAAACCGTATGCAGATCCGCACCAGTTCCATAAGGAATAGCATTATATGAATCCAAAACTCTGTAAACAGTATAGGAGGCACTTTGAATAGTCTTAGTGGGAACTGCGGTGTTGGCTACAGTATATACTGTCGGATCCCAGTATTTATTACGAATAAACAAATTAAAACGAGCCACTTCATTGTGACGATATTTGTCTTTTAAATTAGTAATATTTAAATAATGAGTCGGAGCAGCTACCGCAATGCCTCCCCTCAATGTTTTGGGTGCGATAGCGCCAGTACTATATTGCACAGATCCGCTGTACCATACATCATAAAGTGTCTCCAGCGGAGTGGCAGCTGCCGTAATGGCAATCGATGCTGAATATATACCAGTAGAAACCCAACCTCCCGTGACATATGACGTGGCGTCGTGTAAAGATAATTTAGAACCAGATGGAACTGAATTGTCAGAAGAGCCAGAATAAAGGCTAACTAAAATAGATCCAGTTCCGATTCGCGGAATATCCCTCAATCTTCCTCGCACATAGTTATAAAGATAAATTGTGTTTAGATTGTCTGCAGCAGGTGCCAGGGAGCTACTATAATAGAAATCTCCTCTATTGTCGCGACGTGAATCGTCCCAGCGAGCCTCTATTACTGGACGCTTGAAAAAATATTGGGTACCTCTAGCAAAAAACCTCTTCGTATAATAAGATACAGTCGCTCCTCCTAAATTGGATCCTTGGGGTGCACCGGAGCCGGTATAAGCTTCATACGCAGAAGAAAGAAAAACTCCCATCCCATAATCACCCAACGTGCCGGCAATCCACTTTTCAACTAAATCAGATACATCTATTTCTAAATCTTCTAGCCCAGTAGGAAAAGACTGGCTTAAAACAATATCAGATGCCCCTGTTAAAAAGTTCCCTCCAGGGCGGGGCCATGCTGTTGTATTTGAAGCGCTCATCCAATTTGCGCCAGTGTTTCCTTTGGTAATGTCTTTATATTGTTCTAGATCGAGCCCAATTCCTTCCTGCCAAGATTGAGAAATAGCAGAAACAATTAACTTATATTCCACCGGCACTGTTTTCGAAGTTTTTGCATTGAACATGCGAAGGTAGAAGCTCACGCTGCCGCTAGCAGGAATAACTGAGTTTGTTCTATCAGTAGTAATATCTGAGATAGGGAATTTAATTAGAATTCGTGAAAGCTCAGAAGAGCCAGACGCTTGTCTTCCGTAAATTGAAAATGTTTCTAAAACATCAGCTAAACCCATATTGGCGCCTGTACCGCGTGTCACCATATCAGGCTGATAAGCATTTACAATGGTAGTGTCAGAGTCTGCTTTATATCTTTTAATTGACATTACCGTATCTTTCCTATAATATCTGTTTGTGGAAATTTAATTTCTATAATTGCGTTCTTGGGTACAATAAGATAGTCCCCATCGGGAGAAAGATTTTTCTCAATATCCAATTCGGTGCCGGCATAATTTCCGCCTGTCTTGTTTACCACGTTTGCCTTTACAACATCTAAAACGCCAGTAGTATCTTTCAATGTCATATATATATCACTCAGATAGATGGGCTCTCCAATAAAAAAGGAAGTAGAATATTTGCGAGCTAATGATTGAACACAAGCATCTAGCAAAATAAATTTATCTGCATTAGTGGCTGCCTTAACAATAAAATTAATTCCAATATTAATAATATATGGATCTAAAATATCGACAGTATCATTAATCATTCTATACTGATTAATCCAAGTTTTTAAGTTATTTTTTATAGTAGAGTTAGTTTTTGTCAAATATCCTTGTTGATCTTCGGAAATTACATATAAATTCATATTTCTTTTAAGAGCATCAGGATCTCTTTGCACAGAGCATCTCTTAATAGAGCCAAATTTAGCTGGCATTCTATATGTCAGATTCTCATAATCTGCTTGTGTAACTGCACGATTTTGAGTAGGGAACGTATCAAAAATTCGTCTTTTTATCTCCCCTGAAGTTGGGTTGGTAACATTTCCGACAATAGGCGCCTCATTCGAAACCTCTATAGAAGATACTACTGCGTTTGTCTTAACAGCGCTCAACGATGCTCTATTTGCAAAGTCAACTAAAGCATCAGTTACTGTTGTGATTGTTCCTGCACCAGTATTAGAATTAGAAGGGTTTGTAACGCGATATACGATTGTCAACGTAGTATTCGAGGGAACGATTCCATAATTTTTGTTTTTTGAAAGGCGAGTAGGATCAAAAGTGGTATCTGTCACATAATCTTTTCCAAATACATCAATTGCCACTGATTGAGGGTTTGCCACTACATCCGATTCTGCCCCATTTCCACTTCCAAACTGTAGATATACATTATATCGATCACGTTCTAGTGTAAATTTTCGAGATACCAAATACGGCTTTATAACAGAAGGAACATTATCATTCAGGAAATTGTTGTTAGATATTTCTTTAAAAACCATATCTTGCGCAAGGTAATCAACTTCAAAATATTCACGTCCTTCCGAATCAAATACAGAGACTATTTCTGATACATTGGGGGAAGTTAATTTTATTCTCTTAAATTGTTGAAATGCTCCAATTTTTTTAGTTTCTTGGCTAAAATATCCAGATACTACATTGCCCTGCGCTCGAATCGCATAATGAGTGGGCGCGCCGGTGGTGGGATTCACTCTTCCTACTACCATGGGATTGTTAGCTGCAGCAAAATCTACATTTTCTGTTAAAATAAAATTTAGTCCACCAGTCGAAGTAAAGCGTGTTCCTTTTTTTAAAATGGGAATATATCCCCTATCGGGGCCCAAACCGGTGGCTGTGGCTGGTACCAAAACATAAAGAGTTACCACTCCATAGGTAGAGGGGCGTCCTGTGCTTTTGTATCCTAAGATCTTGCCATGGCGAAGAATATTGCTATATTGATAAGAAGTATCTAAAAATGATTCATTAACATTATAATCCAGGTAAAAGGATAGCTGATCTCCCACATATGCTACCATATCCAACATCAATGCCCCAAAAGAGGCATCGCTAAAATCTTGAAAAGTATCTGGATAAAATCTTTCTGCGATTTCCATTAAATCATCTCGAATACTTTCATAATCTCGATGAGTATAATCAATCGGTATAATCTTTTTTTGTTCGTCTGGCATAAAAAACCCTCAATTTTTAAATAGTAAATTCTAATAAATCTTTAGCACCAATTTCTGGAATAGCATACGCTATCGAGACGCCTAAACGATTATTGTCTCGATCTGCGGTACCAAAAGAAATCTGTACGATGGATACAACTGGCAAATAAATCTTTACTTGTTCTTTTATCTTTTTATTTATTGCCCCTTCTGTCCCTTGACCATAATTTTCAAATAAATAACGCTTAATCCCCACACCAAACTCTGGTACCATGATTCTTTCTCCAGGATTGGTTAAGATTAACATTTTTAAATTTTGTTTAATTAACTTTCTTATATTTCTAATCATCATATAGCCGTCATCAGAATTTCTTTCTAACGGTAATGCTACGCCAAAAGAAGCCATTTTGTTTTTACCTCTCTATAATTAGGGTCAATCTTCCTTTTCACAAAGTTCTCCCTTAGAATTAAAGGGATTGTCCCTCAGCATTCGCCTCTGCCAACGGGGCAATAAATGCTGGCCTGTTGGAGGTTTTAAAGCCTCTCTAAGCCCATTTAACAGAATCTTCCCTGGAGTATCACTGTCATCTTCGATTCCTGCTTCAAAATCTCTAGAATTATAATGAACTTTAAATAATTTTTTAATGCGTCTTTTTGAATTTCTCAATAATACTTGATCCCACTCATCCCATGTCTTTACAAAAGGAGTAAACGTGCTCTGTCGATCCTCCACGTTTGTCCATCCCTCTACTGCGGGTTCGGAAGTGGCAACTCCATCGTCTACCGTCACCATCATTCCAGGCTTTTGATCTATGTCGCCGGCGTCGTCGCCTCCAAAGGCTATTCCCTTCTCGACAGTAAGTTCTCCAATCGACGGCAAAAATCCTTCAGCGTTATAAATTGCCAGTAAAGCTGTCATTTTCTTTAGAGGAAAAACATACTGTCCTACCAACTTGTATGTGTCATCTTGTTTCAACATATTAATCAAACAAAGCAACAACTTGCTATCACCTACGAAGGGCGCTATTTCTCCAATAGATGTATCAAGCGCATCAACTTCTACTGTTGTTACGGGATAAGCAGTGCCATCCATTACTACTGAAAATTCCAAACCGTATCTTATTCCCAATTCTCCATCGAGTCCTACAACTTTTCCGCCAGCATCTGTCACTAGTTCTAAGGTGCCAGGATACACTTCAGATATCAATAAGTTATTATCATTAGATTTAATAGTTTCGAGAGCAGTATCGGGCGCTACTTTCACGCCATCAATACTTATATATTTTTCAATTAAAAATGGTTGTTCTGTGCTTGCTGTCGCTCCAGTTCCGTAATCTTGCACATCCCCGATTGGCACAACTACCTGATCTGCCACAGGGCGCAGGCTGGCGTGATCATCATCTACATGAAACTCGCCTGCCATATAAATGGTATCACCATTTTCATCCACATAAACATGATAATAGCCTGTATACATTTCTCCAGTATCTGCGTCGGTAAATTCGGTACCATTAGTATATAATTCTTCCCCTTCGGTTGGCAACGCAACTACTTCCTCTTTAATGTCTTGACCTAAAGTCAAACTACTTCCTTGAGTGAGATTCTCAAAAAGATAATAATCTAAATCAAATACGTCAGGAGCCATTCCTACGCCTTCTAAATTATCAATAAATTTCTCACCCATATAATTCAATTGTTCGTTAACTAACTCTTTAAGCACCAATTTGGCGGACTCTTCAGTCTCTTGTACCGCTTGGAGGTTCATATTGGAACGATAATTTTTTAAAGTTTTAAAAATGCTTACTTCGTCAAGCTGTTTTGCTTCCTTTAAATCGCTTCGATAAGGATAGGGATAGGCATCTTGCAGATCGTTGATTTTGAGCATAGCTGCCAATACATTTTCAGGTGGATTCATAATATTTCCATCCATCACTCTTCGGGAATACATTTGAACCGATTGCTCTAAAAATGCATACCAAAACTCACTATCTTTAAAGGGCCCTTGAAAGAGTTTCTTTCGAGTGTTTTTAAATTGTGATTCCATATCCTCTACGATATATTGCGCGAAGAGGGAACTAAAGACTTCTGTGAATTTAGGATAAAATTTAGTAAAAGTTGCCATTCCTTTGATAAAGTGGACGCTTACAAAGATTCGAATAGCTGCCGTAATAAGCCCCTGAATTGCCGCTACAGATGGTCTTTCTAGTATTCTATTATAGGGGACTTCCACCACACAATCAGGATCCGATTTTAATCTTTCGTCTACAGGCAATGTAGGATACGCATCATCTATAATACTTTGAATTTCTTCAAAATCTACCAAATCAGTCCGTTGAGGCTTGCATGGACTTAACTCAGGAAACATTACATCTACAAAGCCTAGCCAGCCTTCATTTTTCAAAGGCTTAATATAAATCGGAGGATTCATGTAATTCCCTCCGTATTGTGCGGGATCTAAGTAGAAAACTCTATTTTCATCGTCACGTTGGCCGCTATCAACTTCATACTGCATTCGACTAACGCCCAAAATCATATCATCATTAGACAAGGTGTCCCCATCATCATTTGTGGCATCGAAGTAATCCTCACCATCGTCGGTTACATATTCGGTGTCTTCTTTGGTTAGATTGTCGAATACGGCGCCGTAATCAAACGATCCAGTGTTTGCCGCGATATCGCTAGCCAAGGTAGAAAATAACGTAGACATAAATTCGTCATGAAATGTTTTAACATTTCCGTTTGATACACTAGCTCCATTATTATTTAATATTTCAGTTAAAAGCACAATCTGAGGCATATATGTCGATTGCGAGTCAAAAGTTCCTAGAAAGTCTGGATAAGGATCAAAATCAATTCCATCGAGAGTATTGTCTACCGATAAAAACTCAAATTTTCTATCATAAATAATTCCCGCTTCTTTTGCTGTGCGCTTGAAGTCTGCCTTTTCCGCCTTTGTCATAAAAGGGATTGTAGAAAAATCCAAATTGGCTGCAGCATTATACAATGTAGTAAGAAGAACTCGGGCATTATCGCTAGGAGTTTGAATTTCCTCTCCATCTATCTCTATAATTTCAGAACGATTCATTGCATTGCCGTCTGAATCTTCTATCAAATCGGAAAGGAAAAAATCTAATTCAAAACCGAATGAAAAATCTTGATCCGTGTCTCCCTTTGCTAAATCTCTATACGACAGGGAGACATCTGGAGTCTTTTTGCGCGCATTACGTGTCATCTTAACCGACTCTGATTCGTATTCTACAGTAGTGGTGTAGTTGTAACCAAAATCAGGCAAAGATAATAAATCTATATTTTTACCAAATCGATCAATATTTAACATCTCAAAAGACTGATAAAAATAATCGTCTGATTCCACTTCATTGTTAGAAACAAAGGTAGTGTCCAAGTCCTCTAACTCGCCTTTTAAATGTCCAGCGACTTCTGTTGGAAAAGCACCTCGTTGTCTGTTGATGGCTGCGACTTCGCTGGATCCATCTTCTTGGGCTTGATCGTCGTTTATATAAAAATCAACCCAACGGCGTCTATTAAACACTCTTCGATAGTGCGCAGTCAAAGGCATTCCCATAGTATCTGCAAGAATCATGTTTATAAATCCCCATTGATTTCTAAAGGGGCCGTTGCCCAACATATCATAAGAAAACGCTAGCTTTACCTGTTCCAAATCTCCTCCCAAAGCAGCCGATACCGTAGCCTTTTGTTCATCAGTTTCAAAAGGAAGAAGTCCGTTATCGCAGCCAGGATCAGATACTAGAGGTGGCATGTTATTGGCAATATAGTTGGGAATGCCGCCTTGCAAAATATCAGCCAAATCTTCCAAATCGTCTAACATCTTAGGCTTCATAGCCTCACACTGGGCTGCAGTTGCTCTCCCCGCTAGAAGACTACATCTTAAATTATGAAAATCTTCCAATTGTTGAGGTGTAGCACACAAGCTAGGATTGGCAGGTAATAGAGGGCCAACTGGATTATTTACCATATCTTGCATTTGAGCTTTAAAGCTAGCCGGCATTAAATTGCCAGCATTTTGAAAAAAATTGCCCATCGATTCTTTATTGGGGAATGCCGATTGCATATCGGGGTACTCATAATCAATAATAGTTTTAGCAATATCTAAAAATTCATTAGAAGGATCCCCCAAGAAGGCATTCATCATTTCAGTTCTAGAAACAGCAGAAGCAAGATCTTCTGAAAGTGCCAAGACTTGCTCTCTGTCTGCTAAAGCTGCTCCACCAGAGCCCAAAGAATTGAACATATCTACAATTGTATTGTCTATTTGCTCATCAGGCGTGTCATCGCCACAAATTGATTCCCGAATAATATCCTTAAAAGAGGTTCTTTGAGTGCCACCTGCCAATGCTGCAACTGCAGATCCGGCTGCTCCTAACATACTACACAGGGCATTGCCTATTATTTCACAAATTTTTACAAGCAACTTCATCATGATCTTCAAGATTAATTCTTGTAATGCTGTTCTAATTGCCAGCCAAATGAACGCTTTAATATCTGTCCATTGAGGGATCCACCCAAAAGGATTATTTAAACGAGGAAATGTAATATCCTGAATACTGCGGCACCACGGCAATTCAATATCCTGAATAAAATCCATGACACTCGGGTTAAAGAGTGGTGGACGTGGACAATCCAACAAAGCGATGATACTACTTACAATTGGGGCGCCGGGGAATTTATTAAGTTCGTCCAAAAGTTCTAACAGATTGTCTTGATATATTTCCAAGAGAGCCTTAATATACGCCTCCATAACCACATTAGAACTAAGAGCATTTTGATTAGCTTCTGAACCTATATCCATTTGTTGAACCAATGTTCTTCGTGCTAATTGAGAAGATTGTTGCATCTCTGCAGCAGACATCTCGGTGGGGTTTTTTCGCTCCTCTTTGCGGGCTTCTCTTTTTTCTTGTCTTGTTTCTTTCCTTGTTTTTTCTTCAGCGGCGGTTTCCCATGGTTTTTCCCATTCTAATTTGCCGGCTATGGTGTCTGACATTTGCTGATTAGTTGAGCCTTCCTTAAAGACATCTCCCTCTTCTAGCTTCTTTTGAACAAGCGCGTCCAACTCTGCTTGCTTGTCTGGAGGCAGCCCAACAAATAAATCGCCAAAATTCTCCAATCCCATAGCAGTAAGGGCACTCTTTATCATGCCACCAAGCGCCTCTTCCAAAGATAAGCCTGATAATAAACAACCAATTGCATCTATAAGCAAATCAAAAAGTCCACAAATTTTAATCTTATCGAAGCCTTCTTTCCATACTACATTTAAAATATCCAACCCATTGCCATATCCGGCGGCCTGTCCAAGGATTCTCGCACATAAATTAACGAAAACAGCCTCTTCTTGTTGAAGCTGTTTAAATGCTTGCTCAGTCGCCATCGTTTTAAGACTTTTCATGCTTCTCGCATTGGGATCATAAATGAGGTTCATCTGAAGATCGTCTGTAATAATTTCTCCCAAAGAAGCACGACATAGACTATCACGGAACTGATATGCTATAGCGTCACCGATACTGAAAACATCATCTAAAATGTCTTGGCCAAGTTCTTTTGCTTCGTTTCTTAAGGCGTCTGATATACAACTCATTGCTGTGTTTGCGGGATCTGTATCTCCATACACAGAATTTGTAGTATCATATACGAGGGGATATGTGTGTTCTTTAATAAATTCAAGCCATGGCTTGGGCGTGCGCGCAGTAAAATCGGTTTCCATTTTTTCTACACGAGCAAAATAAGCCATAGCGGTTGGATCTTTCCAAGCGGACATTGCCAATAGAGGTTTTAATTTCTTATTAAACATAATCGGCTTTTCGCCGCAGCCTTCTGTCCAAATTTTTAATCTTTTGAGTACAAATTCTTTACTAAATTTAAACTCCATCTTAACAACACGATCATTAAAGGCACCACCAAATCCCCCCACACCGGGCAAATTGTAGCCCTTTTGTATTAAGAATTTGTCTAATTGAGTTAATGTCTTTCCCATCAAAGAAGTGGGAAAGAAGCCTGCATCCCCATACATTTCCAAGGGAAATACAGCGTTACTTTCGTCATAAAAAAGATTTCCACCTTCCAATCCTCGATACATCTTCAAATAACGATTATATAAATTAAGGCCTTTGCGAATTCTGATAAGGCGCCCTTTTAGGGTAAAAGCATCATAAGTAACAATTGTTTCTGTGCCCTCATCCTCTTCTTCGTCATCTTCTGATTCTTCTTCGGCATCCTCTAAATTCTGTAAATCATCATAAGGAACTGAATATAAAAGCTTTAATCTTGAGAAAGGACGAGGATCCAAATCATATGCAGTATATTCGATAACTGCCTTAACGGCATCAACAGATTCTTCTGAATCATCTTTATCATATATATTCAAGAGAGAAGCAATCGCGTCCTCAACATAAAAATCAAACCGCGTTTCCATAGCCTCATCAGATTTTTCATCTGTTAAGTTAGGATCATCTAGCATTTGTGGCGGAATAGTTGTTTTAAACTTAGTTACCACTGTAACCTGATATTTACATGTCTTTTCGTTTAAAAACGGCTCTTCTATCGTCTTGGTTTTCCAATCATCCACTAATGCATTCGGATTAGGAGAACATGCGAGATCGGGACATAGTGCATCCTCGACATCGATTACCTCTTCACAAACGTCTATTAAGCCGTCGCGATTTTTATCTTGATGATACAAAAATGATGATTTCGTTGTTTCGTCTGCCATAATGTTTCCTTATGTTGTGAACACGTTTTTACTTTCAATGAAACGATATCCTTGGCGCATCAAATGATTCGCCTCCCACATCATTTTATTATTACGAATTTGTTGCATAGGGCTTAGTCCTCGATTAACTGTCATAATTGTATTAAGCCCAATAACGCCTCCTAAAGAAGCGCCGGCGGCTGGTGCGCCGGGCCCTGCGGTGGCTGCAACAGCAGGAGGGAGAGCCGCATTAATCCTTATCTGAGCATTAATAAAGCCATCTAAAACTGCCCATAACT